GCGATAAATTTGAGTTTCCTCGTCGCACAACTGAAAGAAGTCTTTGTCTGAAGATATAATTGTTTTTCTCCAGCCTTTGTATTGCTTTGTTTTGACAACGTGTGCAATGATATCGTCTGCTTCTGTAAAGTCTACAATAAGCTGTACCACAGGCATTTGATTAAGGTATTCCATCAACCTTATTTGTTGATATCCTTTGTTTGCCGCTTCTTGATCCTCTGGTAATTCAATCATTCTTCGATTGAATCTCACAGGCTTACGGCCACCTTTATAGTCTTTGTTCATAGAACGCTTTCTTTGAGAACCTTCATGGCCGTCCCAAGCTACGATTATCTCGTCAGCGTTGAAATCCCTAGCCACCTTTTGAAGGCTTTTTAAAAAGCCAATAGTGCCGCCTACAGGCATACCTTTTTTGTCTAAATGAGGGCTAATCACATAGCTTCTCAAAAACATGTTTAGTGCGTCAATAATAATAACGTTTTTCATTCTTCATTCTCCTGTAATAGTTGTAGTTGTTCAATTGTTAGTGAAAGGTTATAGAGGTCTTTACCTTCTTTTAGAAACTTGCTTATTGTTCTAATTTCTTCCAAAAGAAGAACATCTTTGTCTTTTGGAAGTTCTTGTAAGATTTCCCACTCAAAGGCTTCTTCTCCAAATTTATCAAAATCTTCTTGGAGAAGAGAATTTGGATGACGGCTTACTCGAAGTTCATACAAGTGTTGCTTCCATCGCAATTCTCCTCTCAATGTTTCTCCAACATAAATTTTTCCATTTTGTTTGCTCTTTATTTGATAAATGCAAGCCGGCTCTTTATCTTTACGTTCTTGGCGCCAAAGAGCATTTTGTTCAGCAATTTTATCTTTGTTTTCTTGACGATAAAGAGCTTTATATTCAGCAATTTTATCTTTGTTTTCTTGATAATAAAGAGCAATTTTATCTTTGTTTTCTTGATAATAAAGAGCAATTTTATCTTTGTTTTCTTGATAATAAACAGCTTTATATTCAGCAATTTTATCTTTGTTTTCTTGACGATAAAGAGCTTTATATTCAGCAATTTTATCTTTGTTTTCTTGACGATAAAGAGCCCCTTGTTCGGCAATTTTATCTTTGTTTTTTTGACGATAAAGAGCCACTAGTTTGTTTCGACAGATTTTACAAGTACCCCTGTGTCCGTCTTTACTTGCCTTCCTTTTATAAAACTCGCTCAACGGTTTTTCAATTCCGCACTTTGAACATTTCTTCATTTGTCCTCCAATGTTTGTATGTTTATAATATAACATGTTCCAACAGAATTGTCAAGAAAAAAGATAAAAAAACCCCGAAGGTAAAAACCAACGGGGTTAAAGGAGGTACATCATGAAACTAACAGCTTTACACTAACTAGTCCTCGGAATTTTCTTCTGTGTCAATATTCACATTTTTTCCTTCGCTTTCGAACTTTTTAATGATTTCTTCGTCCATGATATCGAAAACAACTTTTCTAAACTCTTCTTCTTTCAACTTGTCAATCCATTGAGATCTTTGGAACTTAAACTCTTTGCCGTCTCGGTCATAAAGCTTATTCCAAGCGCCTGCTTTGAATCTACCAGAGCCTGAAAGTCTTAATGCTTCCAACCAAGATTCTTCGTCTTGAATCCCAATATCTTTGCCCCATAGAATCTTAAAGCCACAATTTCGTCCCTCAGAACCAAATCGAGATTTCTCAATCTTAACTTTTACTTCGGAACCAATTCGTAGACCGCTATCGTCAACAACAAATGAAGCTTTTGCTTTTCGTTTAGTTAGCCAGATTCTCAAAGAACAGAAGTATTCAATTGCCTTACCGCCGGGAGCGATATAAGGTGTTGTCATAGCCTCTGCAACATTTGAGGTAATGTTTGTTTTTAACTGGTTGATAAGCAACAAAGTGCATTGTTGATTAGCCAATGGAATTGTAAGCTTTGGAAATGCTTTCGCAAAAATCCTAGGCTTCATTGCCATTGTGCTTTGAGGATTGAAGTCTCCTTCTAGCTCTTTCTCAGAAGAAGTTGCAGCAATTGAATCCCAAATAAAGAAAAACTGTGTATCTGAGTATTCAGACATTAAGTCTTCAATTGTCTCCAATGTTTTCTCAACTGATACTGCTTGAATATACATGAAATCATCATTAATATCAATTCCAGAGTTTGTTAAGAAGTTTGGATCGATTGCTGACTCTGCGTCAAAATAAACAACAAAGTGTCCCATTTTTTGAGCTTGTGCTGCGATTTGACAAGCCATATAAGATTTACCTGCTGAAGATAGTCCAGCAAGCTCAGTAATTTTCCCTACTGGGATTCCAGCCATCTTACCTCGGCAGATAATAGAATCCAACCAGCGTGAGCCAGTTGGAATCCACTCTTTAACCTCGGTAGGATTATCTTCATTTAAGTCATGCGCAACGTCAAGTCCAACTTTTTTATTGACGAACTTTTTCATTGCTGAAATGTCAATCTTACCCGGCTTAGTCATTATCGAGTCTCTCCTGAGTCTTCTGTTTCTTCGGAGCCAGTATCTGCTGGTTCTTCAGTTGAAGGCTCAGAAGAAGGTTGAGTTTCCTCAACTTGTTCCTCTACTGAGGTATCTGCTTGTTCTTCTTTGTCTCCACAAGCCAAGAGCAACGTTAATAACAATGTCATATTTTCTCCTATTGTTTTTATAATCGTTTTGTATGTAGGTCCACTACAATAAAAAAGGGCCGTCTTTTTTCTAACCTAGGGAAAGACGGCCAAAACCCTTAACAACACAGGAGGACCTACAACTAATTATTCGCCATAAAGTCGTCGAAAGCAGAGTCAATGCTGTTATCAGGCTTCTTATAGTGAGTTGTCTCAGAGGAAGAAGCCTCAGCAGAGGAATCAGAGGACAAATAGGTGTCCAACAATTCTTGAACTTGTTCAGTTGTTTTACGTTCAAACAGTTCATCGATAACAGGAACAGAGTCCAAAAGCTCTTGACAATCAGCAATCGCATCGTCACAGAGGACAGAAGGACGACGGCGAGGTTGCAAGGCAGTCTTAGGGAAAGCACCGGGGCCAGAGGCCAAAGTATAAGTCAATTTAATATCAGTCCCAGTTTGAGGATCAGTGATATCACCATAGTCAGGGTCAAGGACATAACCCAGCAAGGTTTCATAAGCAGTCTTTCCATAAGCCCAAATCTTTACGCCTTCGGACTCAGAACCACGCACCAATACAGGTGAATAATAACGCTTTCGAGCAAACATTTTCTTTGCTTCATTCTTTAAAGTGGTATCGTCATTCTCAACACCGTCACGCCATAGTTTTGAGGCAAAGTCGCAGATAGGACATTCGCCGCCGTCGTTACGCTTGTTGCAATAGATACCGGGATTCTTTCCAACATTATAATGGAAATGAAATTCGCGGAACGGGTCTCCGTCCGCAGTTGGGAGGATACGGATATTTTGATCTCCCGCTTTTGGTTTCCACATTGTGGAAGTTTTACCAGTTGGTTTTCCGCCAGTTTTAGATGCATTCAATTTGGCTCGCATCGCTTCTAAATTCAAAGACATAATATTTCTCCTATTGTCATTTTATTTTTTTGTGTTTTATCACTAAGGTAGTCAGACTATTTTTTCATTCCGACCCCGTTGCAATTCGTTTATATTATTAATATAACATGAAACTCAAAGGTTGTCAAGTAATTTTTTTATTTTTTTTCATTACTAATTAGTTTTCATTTCAAGTTATATTAGTATTATAACACTTTATTTTGGGTTTGTCAAGTGTTATTTTAAAGTTTTTTGAAAAATTTCTTTTAGCTCAGATTCGTTCTTCATTCCTGTGAATTCTCCGACTTCGCTTCCATTTTTCATTAAGATAACTTTTGGAATTCCTCGAACTCCATATTGCTGTGCAATATCTCGATTTTGATCTACGTCAACTTTTACAAAAGTAATATCTGTTTCTGTATCTTCAATCGCTTCAATTGTTTTTGTTAGCATTTTGCAAGGCCCGCACCAATTAGCAGAGAATTGAACATAAACTGTTCCAGTGCTTGTAATTTGGTTGAACTCTTCTGTTCCATTAATATTTTTCATTGTACTTCTACTCCAAGTTGTTTTAACCGCTCTACTGTTCTCTCTGTTACTTCTTCAAAGATTAAGTCAACGAGCAGTTGATCTATTTGCTCATCTAATGTCATGATTTCTCCTTTGTTAAATTGTGCTCGGGTAGGGATTTGAACCCCACAATTCTGATGTTTTTAATTGCCTGCCCACATCAGTTATCTGCAACCGTACAGCCGAGCAGAAAAAAGCCCCTTATCTGACTTGAACAGATGACCGCCTGATTACAAATCAGGTGCTCTACCAACTGAGCTAAAGAGGCAAAAAAGGTGGACTTCGACCGGACTTGAACCGGCATCTCTCGAGAATTCTACCATTAAACTACGAAGTCCAAAAAAAGTACACCCGGCAGGATTCGAACCTGCGACCCACTGCTTAGAAGGCAGTTGCTCTATCCAGCTGAGCTACGGATGCACAAAAAGTAGACAGAACGAGGAATCGAACCCCGGACCCTAGCCAATAGCTTACTTAATTCCGCCTAACTAGTGATGCTACCACTGCATCAATTCTGCCGTATAAAAACCAACACTAAACCTCAGAACCATACTTAAATTTAGTGTTGGAACTTTGATTCATCAATCTCAGTTAAATCGAGAAAGATTACTAGCAAAGCTTTTCCATCATCGATCATTTTTTATTTTATCCTTGACGCGACCTACGTCAACTTCTATTTCAATGAACATACTAATAATATAACATATTCAAAATGGTTTGTCAAGTATTTTTTTCATTTTTTTCAATAAATCTTTCAAGGTACCATTTTGCCTTCTTTAAATCCTCAATGGCATCTTGGTCAGGCTTTCTTCCTGCTCTAGAAATGTATTTAACAACATTCCCCAAGTGAAAGCCCAAATCCCATTCTTCAATAACGGATATTGCTTCATGTTTTGAATCCTTGCCTCCATAATGCTGAGGGTGATCAATGAATTCATAGTCTCCGGGACCTTCGTTATACATTCTTGCAATAACTAAAGCATTCTTTAAAGCCTCCAGTTCAGTTGACCCTCTAACAATCTCTTTTACTCTTCCTATTGTTAATTCAGCAATCCAATATCCTTGGTGCTCATTGACTCTTAGTTCGTCAACCAATTCGATAATCTCTTCTCTCGCCATTGATATTAAGTTGTTTGTTTCTCTAATAACTGATTCTAAAATCATTTGCCCTCCTTTATTGTTTGAATGATTTCTTTAAGGCTCACAATAAGCCCTGCTACTTCAAATATTTTCTTTACTGCTATATGAGCGTGATCAGGTTCCTCTATAAGGAAATTAAGCAATCTGCTTTCAACGCTCTCTAATCTCTTCAGTTCTTTCTTTAAATGTTTTAAGTCCATTGTTATACTCCAAAAGTTTCTTTGCCAATGTATTTTCAACAGCAAAGGGTGCTCCATCAATAAGTAATATGGTAATTCCCAAATTTGTCTTTCTTAGCGTCTCAACTCTTGAGTTCTTGTACCTCTCAAAAATCATTCTTCCCCCTGAATAAAATGCGTATAGTGCATAGAATAGTATAGATTCTCATCCGAAGCTTTCCAGATCGCATAAGAGGTTTCTCTTTCCAATAGCTTGTTCTTGCGGATTCTATCTTGAATCTTTGGCAAGACCGTTTCGTCATTGTCCAAGTCCTCTTCGTCTATATTATAAAGATAACATGTTTCTGTTATGTTGTCAAGTGGAAATATTAACTTTTCTTCATTTTTTTCTAACGAACCCAAACCAATTGTTGAGATTCTCGAGATATTCTTTGGCTCTTGAATTTGTCCGAATTCTGGTTTTGTGTGTAAACAGAAAAATATATTTTGTAGCAAAGAGTAAATGCCATAGTTCACCTTTTCATAGTATCTCGAGATTGAACCAGAGCCAAATATCTCTAACAACACCTTGTTTGAGGCCAAAATCATATTTGATATCTTTCCCGATCTCGCATATTGTTGCAAGACATTGAAATGTACTTTATTTCTCATTCTTTCTTCTCGAGAAGAAAATTCAAGGTCGGGTTCAATATAAAAAACAGTCATTTTAAGGTCTTGTAATGCCTCTAGAATCCTTAGAGAGGCTCCAGCCACCTTACCGGACCCACAAACAAATAAAATGCCCTCAGACTCATTTTTGAGGCTTTTAGAGGGTAGTTTTATTGGGTTTTCGTCATATTGTTCGACTGTATCATAAGCCTCAAGGCCTTCGCCGGCGTCCAAAGAGATTATTTTGTAAATCTTAGAGTGTGGCTTGAATAAATTTGCAATTTCCTTACCTGCTTGTCCTAATCCTACTATTACCATTTTGGGTCTCCTATTTTTACTGGAATTCCGTCATACAATTCGACGTTCATTTTGGTTAACCACACTTGGCCATTCTTATAGACCTTTTCGGTGTACAATAGATAGTCTGAGCGGTCTAAACACATTTTCCAATCACTTTTTATGATATAGCATTTGGTGTCTCCGTCGTCTGTTATGCTTGAAAAGTAAGTTTTCTTGTTATCAATCTCAAAAAAGCCATCATATACAATAACTTTCTTAAAATCTTCTGGAACATAAGTAAATCCCTTTTGATATCTCCAGCTTTCAACCTCTTCATTCCAAAGATACTGCGTTTTGCTGCTTACTTCAAATACTTCAGCTGCATTTGCAATCTGTAGTCCTAATAAAAATAATATATTAATCATTTGTCCTCCAATTTTTTTAAAAATTCCATAGCAAGTATTTGTGTTCTCCTGCTATTATTCCCTGTTAGCCAATTAACCCTCACTAAGTAAAAGGAAGTGCAATACTCAAAAGAATCATACCATTCAATGTTCTTTACTAGACCCAACGACTGATTGTCTCTAAGGTCTAAAAC